AGATAATGCTTGACTTTTGCTTAGAAATGTGCTAGTATAGACTATATAGTTTAAACAGCCCGCTTTTCAACCTTTTCAGTAATTACTAACAGTTATCACTTGATGTTTGTTGTTTCAGGTGGAAAAGAGCTGAAACAGTGGAAACGAAGCGGTACAGACTATATAGCTAAGAATCTCTAAAGAGGTAATTCTGTGAGTGTTCCAACAAAGAAAGGCAGACCTAAAAAGACTGCTGTAGCAAGTGTTACTAAAGGGCAGCGCAAGAGCGTTGGTAGACCCAAGGGTGATGCTTCCATCATTAACGACTACAAGGCCAGGATGTTAGCATCTCCTAAGAGTAGGAAGGTGTTAGACAGTATTCTCAATGCAGCGTTAGATGATGATCATAAGAACCAAGCAGCGGCTTGGAAGCTGTGTATGGATAGGTTACTACCTGTTAGTTATTTTGAAAAAGACAGAGAATCTGGCGGTAAGAGTGCCATCAACATTTCCATTACTGGAGTTGGTGGCGAGACTACTATAATCTCTGGCAATGAAGAACCCATTGAAGGGGACTACACAGATGCATAACATCAACAATGATTTAGATTACTTCACTAGAGAAGAGTTTGCCTGTCAGTACACAGGCGACAATGAGATCAGTGATGATTTACTATTGAAGTTAGATATGTTAAGAGCAAAGTGTCAGTTCCCCTTCGTTATCACTAGTGGCTTCAGATCAGAAGACCACCCAATCGAACGTAAGAAGGAGAAAGCAGGAACTCATGCCCAAGGAATCGCAGCGGATATTAAAGTTAGCAATGGAATACAGCGGTACAAGATTGTTGAAGAGGCCATTAAAATGGGCTTTACAGGAATTGGAATTGCTAGTAGCTTTGTGCATGTTGACATCCGCAGTATTGACGGTAATGAGTCTCCTGTAATGTGGTGTTACTGATTGAGTGATCTCAAGGTAGAGTTTCTACCGTGGCAGCAAGAAGTCTACTCAGACCCTTCTCGATTTAAAGTCGTAGCAGCAGGTAGACGTACAGGTAAGTCAAGGTTGGCTGCTTGGTCGTTAATACTGTCGTGTCTGTCTGAGAAGAAAGGTCAGGTGTTCTACGTTGCTCCTACACAAGGGCAGGCTAGAGACATTATGTGGAGTATGTTACTTGAGCTAGGGCATGGTGTTATAGCCTCCAGTCATGTTAACAACCTACAAATTAAGTTTGTCAATGGGGCTTTGTTAACCCTCAAGGGAGCTGATAGACCTGAGACTATGCGTGGTGTTAGTCTGAAGTTCCTGGTGATGGATGAGATGGCTGACATGAAGCCAGAGGTGTGGGAGCAAATACTACGCCCTGCTCTTGCGGATCAGAAGGGTCATGCACTGTTCATTGGTACGCCAATGGGACGTAACCACTTCTACGAGTTATACAACTACGCAAAGCTAAGTGAAGATGATGATTGGAATGGTTATCACTTCACAAGCTTTGATAACCCACTCCTAGACCCAGAAGAGATACGGGCTGCTGAGAAATCAATGTCAGCCTTTAGCTTTCGTCAGGAGTTCATGGCCTCGTTTGAAGCTCACGGCAGTGAGTTGTTTAAAGAAGATGATGTTAAGTTTAGCGAGGAAGAACCTAAAGATGGTGATTTTTACATTGCTGTCGATTTGGCAGGATTTGCAGATGTACAGAAAGTTACGACTAAAACCAAAAGACTTGACCAGACGGCAATTGCTGTGGTTAAAGCGGGTGTGGACGGGTGGTGGGTTGCTAATATTATACATGGCCGTTGGGGTGTCGAAGAGACCGCAAGACGCATATTTGAAGCAGTCAAAGACTACAGACCCCTCGCAGTCGGAATTGAAAAAGGAGCCTTAAAGAACGCTGTATCTCCGTACCTCAACGATCAGATGAAGAAGAACCAACGCTTCTTTCGCGTAGAGGAGCTTACGCACGGAAACAAAAAGAAAATAGATCGTGTTGTGTGGGCATTGCAGGGACGCTTTGAGCATGGCAACATCACACTAAACAAGGGCAAGTGGAACACAGAGTTCCTTGATGAGCTATTCCAGTTCCCTAACCCACTAGTCCACGATGACTTGATAGACTCCTTGGCGTACATAGATCAACTTGCAAAGGTTGCCTACGCTTTCGACTATGAAGAAGAAGACTACGAATTCCTCGACAAATACGCAGGCTACTAACTATGATTGAAGATAAAGAAAACTACGCGAGAGAGCAACACCTAGAAGACTGGGTAATACAAAAGTGCGATGGGTGGAGAGATCACTACGTAGCCAACTACTCCGACAAGTTTGAAGAGTACTACAGACTCTGGCGCGGCCAGTGGTCTTCAGAAGACAGAACAAGAACCACTGAGCGATCACAGATTATCTCCCCTGCACTACAGCAGGCTGTTGAGTCATCTGTAGCTGAGTTGGAAGAGGCTACCTTCGGCCGTGGTAAGTTCTTTGACATTAAAGACGATGTTATGGATCAGAACCCCGAAGACGTTGCTATGCTGCGTCAGCACCTTGACGAAGACTTTAAGAAGAATAAGGTACGCAAAGGCGTGGCTGAGTGTTTAATCAACGCTGCTGTATTTGGTACAGGCATTGCTGAGATTGTTTTAGAAGAAGAAAAAGAGATGCAACCTGCTACTCAGCCTGTTATGGGTGGAGAAATGCAAGCTGTAGGTGTTAACATTATTGACCGCACTTGTATTAAACTGCGTCCTGTAATGCCCCAGAACTTCCTTATTGACCCTGTAGCCACTGACATTGAGTCAGCTTTGGGTTGTGCTGTAGATGAGTTTGTGCCTTCACACTCCGTAGAACAACTACAGGAAAGTGGTGTATACCGCACTGTAGACATTGGCATGGCTACCCCAGACTTTGATATAGAGCCAGATCAAGACCTGTCACGATACGATGATGACAAGATCAGACTAACTAAATACTATGGCCTTGTGCCACGCCACTTGCTTACTAAAGCAATGGAAGAGGAAGAAGCAGAAGACGAAGAAATTATTGAGTTTGCTGAAGTACAGGAAGAAGATGAGAGCTACTACGTAGAAGCTATTGTTGTTATAGCCAACGGTGGTACTCTCCTCAAAGCAGCAGCTAACCCCTACATGATGCAGGATCGTCCTATAGTCTATTTCCCTTGGGATGTTGTTCCTAGCCGTTTCTGGGGCAGAGGAGTATGTGAGAAAGGCTATAACTCACAGAAGGCGTTAGACGCAGAACTACGCGCTAGAATAGACGCTCTTGCCCTTACCATCCACCCAATGATGGCTATGGACGCTTCACGTATGCCTAGAGGGGCTAAACCTTCTATACAGCCAGGAAAAACAATCCTCACTAACGGAAACCCTTCTGAAATCCTACAGCCGTTTAACTTTGGACAAGTCAGTCAGATTACCTTTGCACAGGCACAGGCTCTACAGACGATGGTACAGACTGCCACAGGCGCTATAGACTCAGCAGGTATTGCAGGCTCAGTAAATGGTGAGTCTACGGCAGCAGGTGTCTCTATGTCGCTAGGTGCTATCATTAAGCGCCACAAGCGTACATTGATTAACTTCCAAGAGTCGTTCCTTATCCCGTTTGTTACTAAGTCAGCTTGGCGCTACATGCAGTTTGAGCCTGAGATGTACCCAGTAGCTGACTACAAGTTCCATACCTCTAGCTCACTAGGTATTATTGCCCGTGAGTACGAAGTTACACAGCTAGTACAGCTTCTACAAACCATGTCTCCAGATACTCCTATGTATCCCAAGCTAGTAATGTCCATCATTGACAACATGAACCTATCTAACCGTGAAGAGCTTATTGCTACACTAGAGCAAGCGAACGCGCCTAATCCTGAAGCTGAACAAGCGCAACAGCAAGCACAGCAAGCAGCACAACAAGCTGAAATGGAGTTTAAAGCTGCTCAGTCTGCTGCACTTAACGGTCAGGCACAAGAGTCTGCTGCTAGATCGCAGAAGATGGAAGTAGAAGCACAGTCTATACCGCAGGAGCTAGAAATTAGCCGTATTAAAGCAGTTACTACTAACCTACAAGCAGGAGATCAAGACGATAAAGAGTTTCAGAAGCGTCTTGAAATATCTAAGCAGTTATTGAAGGAACGTGAAGTAGCCGTTAAGGAAGGAAACGTAGAAGCACAAGCAATGCCAATGCCTACACCAAGACCACCACAGCAAGTTGAACAACAGGCACTACCGCCTGCTCAACCACCACAAGGATTACCTATACAATGATAAGTTCAAAAGAGTTAGAACACGTAGTAGCGCAAGTTAACTCTAAGTTTGAGGAACTGTTTAAGAAACTAGCAGTACTAGAAGAGGATGTTAAGAATGCCAACAAAAACACCGTCAAAGGGAAAAGCAAAGGTTAAAATAACTGCTGACGGTAAGAAAGTTAGCTATGGGCAAGCAGGTAAGGCCAAAGGTGGAGGTTCTCGCGTACAAGCGGGGACTTCTAAAGGCGATGCCTATTGTGCTAGAAGCCTAGGTATCAAAAAAGGATTGTCTAAAGCTAAACAGAACGATCCTAACACACCTAATAACCTATCACGTAAGCGTTGGAAGTGTTCCGGTGCTAAATCGAGGAGATAACTATGTACGGAAGTAAACCACCTAAGAAAGTTAAGAAGTCTACAGTGTCTTTGCCTAAGAGGGGCGCAAGAGTCCTCAAGAATAAGCAGAAGAAGCCTAAGTAAGTAAGAAATACCTTGACATTTAGGTGTATCTATGGTATACTTACTAGGTAAACTACATTTAATCAACTGTCCTTATGGAGAAACAGTATGATCGACAAAGAACTTGAGCTATATTACCGTGAAATGAGAATGATG